TGAAGAAGCTCTCTCCAAAATTGAACGAGCAGTAATGTCTGAGATTGAAGCATCTTCTACTCGCATTGCAGCATTTGAAGCTATTAAACATTTGTTAGTTGCTGGTAACGTACTACTCTTTCAACCTGATACAGGTGGAATGAGAGTGTTCCATTTAGACAGGTATGTCCTGAAGCGTGACCCAATGGGTAACCCTTTAGAAATAATCACTAAGGAAGATGTATCCCCTAGTGCTTTACCTGAAGAACTTAGATTATTACTAGAAGCTGCTGACACAGAAGACACTGCTGAAGATGAACCTGTATCTCTATTTACACATGTTGTTCGTAGAGATGGTAAATGGAATGTCTCACAAGAAGTTTCAGGAATACCTGTTCCAGAAGCGACAGGAACTTTTCCCTTGGACAAGTCTCCATACATCCCCCTACGACTAAGCCGCATTGATGGTGAGTCCTACGGACGTGGATACGTGGAAGAATACCAAGGTGACCTCCGTTCTCTTGAGACTTTAACACAAGCTATTGTTGAAGCTGCGGCTGCGTCTGCAAAGGTTTTATTCTTAGTAAGACCTAATGGTACAACCCGTGCGCGTGTCCTTGCTGAAGCCCCTAATGGTGCTATACGTGAAGGTGATGCTAACGATGTAACTACGCTGCAAGTCCAGAAGTCTGGAGATATGCAGATAGCGTTCCAAACAGCACAAGAAATTAAAGAACGATTATCTTATGCGTTCTTAATGAATTCCTCAGTACAGCGAAATGCTGAACGTGTAACAGCCGAAGAGATTCGTTACATGGCCTCAGAACTAGAGGATGCCCTTGGCGGTATCTATTCTATCTTGAGCCAGGAATTTCAACTCCCCTTAGTTAACCGACTCTTATTACAAATGCAAAAGCAGAAGAAAGTTCCGCAATTGCCAAAGGGTGTGGTGTCTCCAACAATCGTCACTGGACTTGAGGCTTTAGGCCGTGGACATGACTTAAATAAATTATCTGCAATGCTCGACCACCTTCAGCCTCTAGGCCCAGAAGCGATTCAAAAGTACATGAACGTAGGTGATTACATCACTCGCGTAGGTACATCACTGGGTATGGACATGGGTGGCTTGATTAAATCTGAAGAACAGATGCAACAAGAAGAACAGCAAGCAATGGCTATGCAAACTGGACAACAGTTAGCACCTCAAGCCTTTGATGCTATGAAAGAGCAAATGACAGCACAACAAGGAAATGAGCAAACATAATGGTAGAATCTGTAACAATTGCCCAAGGCGAAGACAAAGATGACCAAGAGCATATTGATGCTATGGTAGCTAAAGCTGACGGTGATTCCCCCCAGACCCCAGACAACCAAGAGTCCGAAACGGATGAACGGCCTGAGTGGTTACCAGAGAAGTTTAAGACCCCAGAAGATATGGCTAAGTCTTACGCTGCCCTTGAAAAGAAAATGTCAGGTGGTAAAGATACTGAAGCTACGGCTGAAGAAACACCATCTGAAATACCTACTAAAGATGATGCTAAAGAGGTTGCCTCTAATGCAGGGCTAGACTTCGATGCTATGCAATTAGAGTATGGCAGCAATGGCTCTCTATCTGATGAAACCTATGAGGCCATCAATAAGTCAGGCATTCCCCGTGATGTTGTTGATTCATACATTGCTGGGCAAGAAGCATTAGCCACAAGTATACGAACTGAAATGTTCAGTACAGTAGGTGGTGAAGAAAACTATGGCTCTATGATGTCTTGGGCGACTAACAATCTTAGCGGTGCTGAAATTGATTCGTACAATAATGTCATGGGTTCAGCAGACCAAAATCAAATCCAATTAGCTGTTCGCGGCCTTAACGCTCAATACCAAGCAGACACTGGGAGTAACCCTTCGTTACTATCTGGCGACACCCCTGCAAATGCAGGAAGTAAATTTGAGAGCGTAGCACAGGTTACAGCAGCTATGCGCGACCCAAAATATAAGACTGACCCTGCATTCCGTAAGACAGTCGAAGCTAAGTTGGCGCGCTCTAGCGTTATCTAAGCACCCCTCTACAAGCTAAAAGCTAAACCACTGACAAATACATTGCCCTTGCGGGGGACAACACTGTGGAAGTCACGGAAAGGCTGAAGCCTCAAGAGAACAAAAAACTTGAAACTTCAATCCCTCTCTAAGGACTATTAAAATGAGTAACGCAACTGTATCACGTCTAGGCCAAGTCAATGGCGCTGGCGCAACTGATGCATTATTTCTAAAGCTATTCGCTGGCGAAGTAATCACACAGTTTGAAGAAAAGAACGTAATGGCAGCAATGCATTCTGTTCGCACTATCAACAATGGCAAGTCAGCATCATTCCCAGTTATGGGTACTGCGACTGCTTCTTACCACTCTGTTGGTGAAGAAATCTTAGGTGGTTCAATCAAAGCAGCAGAGAAGATTATTGCTGTTGACGATTTGTTAATTGCCCCTGCTTTCATTGCAAACATTGATGAAGCTAAGAACCACTATGACGTGCGTTCAACCTACACCAAAGAGTTAGGTAACGTATTGGCTAACACATACGACAAGAACATCTTGCGCGTAGTTGTACAAGCTGCCCGTAGTGCTGCAACTATTACTGGTACTAACGGTGGTACTGTAATCACTAAAGCAAACTTCACTACCTCTGCAAACATCGTAGCTGCTTTGTTCGATGCTGCTGAGTCTATGGACGGTGATGACATTCCAGAAGATGAACGCTATGCCGTTGTATCTCCTGCTATCTACTACAAGCTTGCACAAGACACCACTGTCTTGAACAAAGATTGGGGTGGTGCTGGTGCATACGCAGACGGTAAAGTATTGCGCGTAGCTGGTATTACCATCGTTAAGTCTAACCACTTACCTACTGGTAACCAAACCACTACTACTGGTGAGCAGAACACTTACCATGCTGACTTCACAAAGACAAAGGCTGTGGTATTCCACAAGTCTGCTGTCGCTACAGTTAAGCTAATGGACTTGGGCCTTGAGTCTGAGTACGACATTCGTCGCCAAGGAACCTTATTTGTTGCTAAATATGCAATGGGTCACGGTATCTTGCGTCCAGAAGCTGCTATTGAATTAGCATTGCCATAACACACTAGGGGAACTTCGGTTCCCCTTTTTTTCCTCTTTTAAGGATTCACTACTATGTCCCTAACACCTACAAGTGAGTTGGAAGCAGTCAATACCATGCTCAATACTATTGGTGAAGCACCTGTGAACACCTTGGTAAACATGACTTCAGTCGATGCCCTAGCTGCACTTTCTGTATTACACAGTGTTAACCGTGGAGTTCAAGTTGAAGGTTGGTTCTTTAACACTGAGTATGACTATCCTCTAGTTCCTGACCTAGATAACAACCTACCATTACCTACTAATTTAATGTCTGTGGATTCCTCTGAAGTGTCTACTAAACATGACTTAGTCCAACGTGGTTCACGGGCGTATGACCGTAAAAACCATACATACACATTCACTGATACTGTGAAATGTAACCTAATTCTTTTACTGGCCTTTGAGGAAATCCCAGAGGCAGCACGTAACTACATCACCCTACGGGCATCCCGTATACTCCAAGACCGCTTGCTCGGCTCTGACTCATTACACGGAATGAACCGTGAAGACGAGTATCTAGCTTTAACTAGCCTCCGTCTTATTGAGTCCCAGAATGCTGACTACAATATCCTAACTGGTAACCAAGACGTTTACCGAATAATTTCGAGGTAACACATGGCACTTGTAAGTAGCAGTATTCCAAACCTCGCTAACGGGGTATCACAGCAAGCCCCTAGTGTTCGTTTGAATTCTCAAGCAGAAGAACAGGTCAATGCCTTTAGTTCTATTATCAGTGGTTTACGCAAGCGACCTCCTTCACAGCATTTAGCTACTTTGGTGTCCAATGCCCAAGCCAATGGTAATTTCTTTATACACACCATTAACCGTGACATAACTGAGCGTTACATTGTTATTGCAGATAACACGTCTTTAAAAGTGTTTGGCTTTGATGGGACTGAATATTCTGTAAGCACACCCTCTGGTTATTCTTACTTAGCTACAGGTAACCCCTTCACAGATTTTAAGTCTGTAACCATTGCTGATTTCACTTTCATATTAAATAAATCAATATCTACTTCCGTGATTGCAAGCACTTCAACACCAGCCCATCCTGAAGCTATTGTGCATGTAAAGCAGGGTAACTACGCGCAAGACTATAAAGTATTCATAGACAACACACAGCGCGCTTCATATACCACCAGTGCTACAGAAAAGTCTGACCTGAAGACCAACAACATTGCCACACAATTGACTAGCCAGTTAATTAGTAACTTAGGTTCTGTATATACCATCACACGGTATGGCTCTGCTATACGAATACAGAGAACAGATGGCAATGACTTTACTCTCCGTACTGAAGACTCCTTCGGTAACGCTGCATTAATCGGTTCCAAAGGTTCAGTACAAA